GATACATAAAAGCACTCTTGTTTCCATCCATCAGATAATCGTAGGAATAGTTAGTTATACGCCAGTTAGCAATTAACTTGGAATACTCGGGCAATTTATAGATTCCACTCAAAGAGAAATTAGAGTTACTTGCTTGCTCAGAAAAAGATGAACTTTCGGTAAGACCACTAAAAGAACATTTATTAACAATATAGAAACTGACAGCACGATTAAAGTTCGATTCAAACTCATCATTAACATTCTCCTTTGATTTTGTAAACAACTCTCTTGCTAATTCTGGAGTATTATTTGCGGTTTTTAAATCTACCAATTCACTTTTTAAATCACATCCAAACATCTGGAGTTGCTGCCAGAAGTTTACCAAAGGTTCATAAAGATCATTGACCCAAATATCCAGATAAGGATATTTTTTAGTGATGTGAATCGCAACACTTCCACCACCCAGAAAAGGTTCACGGAACTCATCATAGTTGCGAAAATCTGGAAAATAAAGGTCCATCTTGACGCAGGCACGGGACTTTCCACCCGGATACCTTAAGGGTGTTTTAAGACTTTTCTGACTGGTCATAATCTTTAGGATGATACTTCAAATACTCTCTAAAAGTGAGTTTCATTTCTTTCTGCGTCATACCACAATGCTTTGCGGCAGCAGGAAGATTTAGTGTAGCACGAAACAAACCTTCATTTGCTTCCTGCACATTTTGTGGTGTAGTTTTAACTGGAACCTCATAAAGAGATGCCTTATCAATTTTATACAAACTCATCGAAACTCACACTCCACCATAATTTCTGTAAGAGCGGCAAGAAGATTTATCTCCTGGTCAGCCACGAACGCACATTGATATTGATACTTAGCAATAACAAGAACGGCAGCAGGAATAGATTGGGGTGAAAGGCAATCATAACAGGAGTCATAAATCCTGCGAAGTAGATGAGAAGCATCGTTGTCCAAGTTGGAGACCACCCACTTCCTAACTTCGGGAAAGTTCTTATCTTTGAGATTCTTAACCAGTTCATTTACAGAGATGTCTGAGAAAGATGCAAGAATCCCCGAGTCAATTTCTCCCCCCACCGAATATCTTTGACATTCGTTGAGGACTCGCCGCCAATCTGGGAAGTGCTTATTAATAAGTTCTGCAAGGACCTTTGGATCATATTGGACGCCTTCCGCATCCAAGATGTTTTGTAGACGCTTGAAGAAGGATCCTGCCAATGAGGGTTTTTCTTTTCCTTTGATTCCAAAGTCAATGACTGCACATCGAGAATGGAGTGGTTCGATGATTTTGTTTTTGTAGTTGCAGGTGAAGATAAATCGACAATTTCCAGCAAATTCCTCAATAAACGCCCGTAGGAGGAGTTGAACATCGTTTCCCGTGTTATCTGCCTCATCAATAATGACGACTTTGTGTTTAGCATCTGACGAAAGTGAGACGGTCGAAGCGAAGTTCTTCGCATTGTTTCGGACAGTATCGAGGAATCTACCTTCGTCGGATCCATTGATGACATAAACATCTACTCCCAACTCATTACATAGTGCTTTTGCAACTGTGGTCTTACCTACACCAGGAGGACCACAAAGAAGCATATTTGGAATTTCGCCTTTATTTAGAAAATCACTAAAGGTCTTTTTAATATTCTCTGGGAGAATACAATCTTCAATAGTCTTTGGAGCATACTTTGCTACCCACAAAAAATCATTATTCATAATCAAATCCAATCAGGTTTTTTCAAATAAGAACTTGGGACAATCTCCCACCATTCTTTCCCATCAAAAATATACACCTTATGTGTATGCTTGTCAAGAAAAAAGGTGCCTTTCTTGTATTTCATATCCATTCAGGTTTTCGTTCTGGCATACGAAGGTAATTATCTTTCACCCAAGTCTTTGAAGCAATATACCTTTTATAAGCAGTAAAAGTGTCAATGCTATCATCATATTTCCATTCTTCAGGCATCGCACGAGCAAATGGAGTCACATCAGTAATCTTTCCTTTCGGGAAAAGATAATAAGCATCTACAAGAGTCTTATAACAGGAGTGAGTCTTATTATACCGCAAAGCATACTCATCACACAAGTTCATACCCCATTTAATCAACCAGTAGGCATTGTGGATACTATCCATTGCCCATTTGGTGCAGGGATGATTACGAAACGCACCCTTTTCAGTTCTGTAGGGACTGCCATCAGTCTTGGGCAGAGTGCCGTAGTTATGACCCCATTTTTCAGAGGCAACAATGGAGAGCATTTGACAGCACTCCAGAGGCATCTTGACAATGTGTTTATCGGGGAGACAGACAGCACTTTCTGCAGGCCAGGGAGAAGTCACAAAGATATTCATCAGAAACAATACTTCTCAACATAGTATAGCACTCTTTCTGGTTTGTCTTCCAGATAGTATGCTTCAGTTTCATAAACCGGATAAGATTTTTTACTTACCTTTAAAGAATTAGCAACATCATTCAGTTTGTATTGGTCTAATGTTGCATCAGCAATTTTAAGAGGGCCCCGCTTACACGCTTGAGCAACGTGAACTGCTTCGTGATAAACAGTTTCATTTACATAATGATTTACAGGGCTGATTGTGTTCTTAATATTATTTGTGCAAATTACAAATCGAGAACCATCAATTCCTCCAAAAATTTGTTTGTTTCTACAATACGCTACGTTTTCCACAACTCTGTAGTTTTTCATCATAATTTTGCTAATTAGTTCTTGACCAATTGGCGTCAAATAAAGTAGAAATTCCATTATCCAAAAGTAGAGTCAGGTTCCAGAGCAATATAATACTTCAGGTTATACTTGGTATTCGTGAACTGAGACAAAAGTTTAGAAGACACAACCACATCATAGGCACCAGGAATAATCTTGATGTTTTCTACCTTGAAGTTGAATACAAATTCAGAGTCAGTCTCACCAACCACGATGGCATATTCGTTAGAAGTATCATTCTTCTTGTCACGAACAACCAGTTTGATTACACCTGCTCCACCAATTGCAGAAAGATCAGGAAGTTGATAAACTGCTGCTGCCTTAACCAATTTCTCCAGAGAAGTGCTGTCCAATTGGAAACAAACGTCTTTAGATGGAAGTTGAATCTCTTTGTCTGGAGGAGAAATAATCACATTCGGATCGGCAAAGAAATACTTCACACGACGCTTACCTTCTTTGATGCTCAAATAAGAATCTTCACCAAAGTCAAGGTCAGGATCTTGATGAAGTCCAAGACCATTTAGAAACTGGTTTAGGTCATAAATTGCAAACTCACGGGGAAACTCTTCATTGATATCTGCCTCAGCAAGAATGTTTTTTGCTACAGAAATTGTGCGGAGTTTGTTGCCTTGCTTGACAAGAATGGAATTATTGATGCCAGCAAAGTTTTTAAGAACCGTAAGTGTATTATCAGAAAGTTTCATTTTTGTTCAACAAGATTCAGGTGATTGATCAGAAGAATAGTATAGTGCAAAACTTTGAAGAGATCTGCACGAGGAGTGCCTTTAGTGTCGTAACGATCAATATACTTCGTTACATTACCTGCACAAAATCCTTCACGACGATTGTGTTTGATTTTATCAAGTGTCTGTTCTGTTCCACCGCCAGTTCGATCAACATAGTGCTGATTATAAGTTCCAGCAATGTATTGTTCAAGTTGTTTCAGGATTTGGTCTTCGTTGTATTTCCAAAAATGATTCGCGTTGTCGTTCATAGTCAATGATTTTTTTGTAAAGTCCATATATCCACTATGTTCATTCATAGTGAGTGTAAATTCATTCATAGAATAAGGATGCTCATCCATAATAAAAGGGGAAGGTCATAGTTTTACCTTCCCCAATTATATCAGAAAGGGGATTCAGATGCAACCTCAATTGTCAATTCGAGTTTATCAGAAGGCATCTGAAAATCAGCATCCACCTTGTCATACAGTTCCAGAAAGGACTGTTTAGTTTCGTCATCAAAACGGTTCACACACACCTGAATTGCCTTTGCCTTGTCTTGGAAGATACTGTAGGCACGGATGATGTGAACCAGGCGGCGGGTGCTGATGATTTCTTCAATACCACCATCATAGAACGTTTTACGAATCACATCTGCCCAATCAACAAGACGCTTACAGAAGTCACGGTCTTCCACACCCAAGTCCAGAGCGATGCCTTCCAGAATCTTCTGTTCTGTCGTAGGTGCAGGGTAGGACTGCTCAAAGGTCACAGGAAAACGCTCAAGGAATGCCTCATTAAGCACATTGGTGCCAATGAAACGACCATCATCAGAACCCTTACCTTTGGTATTTGCAGTGGCGACCACATTGAAACCAGCAGTAGGTTTGACAAACTTACCAATCTTCTTGAGAAATACACCCTTACCTTCAAGAATAGATTGGAGACACAGAATCTTGTTAGAAGCAAGGTCAATTTCATCCAAAAGCAGCACGGCGCCACGCTCAAGTGCTTCCACCACAGGACCGTTGTGCCAGACGGTTTCACCATTCACAAGACGGAAACCACCAATCAAATCATCCTCATCAGTCTCAATGGTAATATTGACACGAATCAATTCACGATTCAGTTGAGCACAAACTTGCTCCACACTGAACGTTTTACCATTACCCGAAAGACCCGTAATGAACGTAGGATAAAAAAGACGGGACTGAATAATTTTTTTAATATCGTTAAAGTTACCAAACTTGACGAAGGTATCATCTTTATCAGGAATCAGATTTTGTTCAACAGCAGGGAGAGCAGGGGGTGCTTGATAAGAACGCTCAATCTCTTCAACACGTTCTTGAGTCACTTCCAGATTCCAGCGACCACGAGCAGTCTTGAAGTTTTCCAGACGACGAGTCACAGTCTGATAGTTGAGACCACGAGAAGCACAAAAACCCTTCAGGTCGCCAGAAGTAATTTCCGACCCATAGAGTTCTTGAATCGAAGCAATCAGTTGTTCGTCGTTCACAGAGGACTTGCGAGGCATAATGTAGTTAGGTCGTTTTGTTTAACTGAAGTTATTATACAAGAAAAAAGGGGGTCGTGGAACCCCCCTTGTGTCAGTTTGCCAACTGGTTCTTCAGTTTCTCAAAGTGCTCTCTGCTGGCAATTTTGCCAGTATAACCCGGATAAAACTGTTTTACTATCGCAGGAATACCCATCGCAGTAATCGCACTGTCGCAAATCACCCATACTTCTTGAGTATCATATTTGACTACGTGCTCAAGTGGAAATTTAGTCTTCTTCATAATTTTTTTATTATAAGCAGTTGTAGTATTTAAGCAACCAATTCAATGAACTCGCCAAGAATTCTTTTGTTCATTTTTTTGTTTTTAAGACTCTTCATAAAAGCACTCTTGATTTGTGCCTTTGAGGCATCATCAGAAACCTCAAACTCCGAATCTTGAGACAAAGCAGATGCAGAGAGACCAAAGTAAGTATGATATCCAGACTTTTTGATCGAAAATGCTTTTTCCTTTTTCCAAGAGGTCATAGTTTTCTCAAACTCATTACCATAATACCCACAATAACGACGGATAAAATGCCCAGCATCACGCGATTCCAGAACACGAATACCAATGAAGTTAATATCCTGAAACTTATCGCGGAGATTGCGAAGAAGGACATCAGTTATTTCGTTCCATTCAACATCCAAAGAGTAAGTGTTCCCCGTTTTGCGGTCACGGAGAAATGCATTTTGCCCAATATGAGAAGTGCCGATATAAGGTTCATCTTCCCAGTGACGCTTGACTTCACGATGACATTTAATAGCACAAGACTCACCATCGGTCAGAACAACACACTGAACTTTCTGAAGTTTGTTCTCTTTCTGAAACTTCGGCAGAATCTGATGAAGAGCAATCATTGTCTCATTCAGAGGAGTGCCTGAAAGACTCATACCCAAAGGAACGCCATAGCGAGAATAATACCGATTACAGAAAGAACAAGCAAGACGCCAGATATTCCTCATTTGAGCATCCAAAGTCTTACCATTTGTTTTACTGGTCAACATATTCATCAGAGAGAACCACTCACCAACCTGAATCAATCCATCACGCTTTTCATAAGCAAGTGTGCGAAGATTTGCCCGACCTTCTTCATCATACTTGACAAGTGGATAGTCAGTCGTAAATGCATAAACCTCAAACGGAATATTCACTTTTTTACAGAACCAAACAAGATTAAAGAGTTGCTTGACCGTATCGGGAATTACATTTCCCATAGAACCAGACCAGTCCAGAATAAACACTAGACCGTGATTCTTACCATCGGCAAGAGTCGTGATTTTCTTGAAGAGGTCTTCATTATATTTGTAGGTATGAAGTTTGGAGCAATCCAAAACACCTGTGCGGGCAGTAGAAGCACGGGCATAAGAATCTGCTGCCTTACGACATTCAAACTCTTTCACCAGATAGTTGACTTCCTTCTGTGCCGAACGCTTAAAAGAATTGAACTCTTTATCAACTTCACCAAAAATAGAGTCAGAATCATATCCAGTATTCTCCAGATACTCATCCCAAGATTCCTTACACCTATC